CTGCTACTACAGATCCAGGAACTAAGGGTGTTAAAGAATTCCATAACGCTGCAGGTGTTGCACGTTTGGTACCTGGTCAATACTCAGGTTCACACCATGTAGGATTGCACCAAGGTAAGTATGAGGCCCTTAAGCAAAAGGCTAACGTTAAAGTTTACCGTGATGCTAACAAAGACATGAACTATGACGAGTCCAAGATACAAGAAGGCATCTTCGGTATTAATATTCATAAAGCTGGTGCAGACTCTACCTACGTTGAAAACTGGTCAGAAGGTTGTCAGGTGTTTAAAAAGTCTGCTGACTTTGATGCATTCATGGTTATCTGTAAGAAGGCTGCGGCATTGGGTGGTAACTCTTTCACTTATACTCTTATTGAGTCTAAAGACATTAAATAAATTATGAGGGGGTTATTAGTTAACCTCTTATTATTCTTAGCCGTCCCTTGTTTTGGTCAGATGAAAATTGACAAAGCGGGGGACGGTTGGGATTTAAAAGTTGATTCAGCAATTCAACTTATAAAGAGAGTAGACATAGCTAAGTATAAGCTGCTTGATACAAACTGTCATCAGGTATCTTTTATGATTAGTCCCTACTCTTCATGTTTATTAGAGAATGGTTTGGGTCATATCTACATAGCTGTAGATGACATTAAACTAAACTCTATAAACAATATTGCTGTAGTGCTAATACATGAGAGTCTCCACTTGTATATAGCCAAACTGGGTATAGCACTTATACCCGAAAAAGAAGAGACATTTTGCTACATGTATGAATTAAACTTCATAAGTAAATTAGAAAATCCAGAGCCTTGGCTCACAGAACACGCTATAAATAACATAAAAAAATGAAAAAATTATTCTCCTCATTAGTAACAACTTTGTTTGCAGTAGTAACCTATGCACAAAGTGCTAGCACAAGTCCAGGCACAGGCCACTGGGTTGTGATTGATTCAGGTTATCAAGTTGCTACATCTTCTGCCGGACAGACTGTAGCTCCACTTTACTTCTATAATACTTCTACATCCGAGAACATTACCGGTATGCAGTACAGAGTATTCTATGACAAAACCGCTTTCACTGCAGTAGTACCTAGTTTAAAAATCTCTTCTTCAGATCAGTATTTGCAATATGTAGATGACAACACTAATGGTCACTTAACAGTTACCGTAGCTTACACCGGATCTAGTTCTACATTTAACTACTCTAACGGAGCTACATTTGACTTAACTTTTACACATGCTGCAGAGTCTGTATGGAATACATTAGATTCTATCAAGACTCTTAAGATTTCAGGTGTACAATCTTTCTCAAACAAAGCAGCTACTAGCTGGGGTAATGATACTACCTTGGTAGTTTACTCTTACGGTGGTCGTTTCAACCAGAAGGTATTAAGATTTGCTGCTAAATTTAAGAACGTTACAGGATCAGATGCTAAATTCCTTTGGGTATCTTTAGAGAAAAGAGCTAAAGGTTCTTCAAGCTGGTCTCAAATAGAAGCTAAAACTACTAACTCTTTAGGACATGTGGTGTTTAAAAAATTCTTGGATACTACTTACTGGGATGTAAGAATGGTAGTTAAGGGTGATACAATGACTCCAGGTAATGTATTCTCTACTGCAGATGCGCAGAAGATTAACCAAGCTATTTTAGCTCAGTATAGTCCTGCCGGTTTTGATTACTATACCATGGATGTAAACGGATCAGATGGTAATATTACTATTGCTGATGTATACTCTGTATACGGAAGACTTGCCGGAAGATTCACTGCTTGGCCTAACTCTAAGAAAGATATCTTATTCTTTACTGTAGCTGAGTACAATGCTATTAACGGTTCAAGTACAAACTATACTGGTACTTATACTGGTGAGACTAACTTTATCTACTCTGTAGATGGTAAAGACTCTATTACTTACTATGTAGCTGTTAAAGGTGATGCTAACTCTACCGGATTTAAAATGGCCCGTTTAACACCTATTAAGATTGTTAACCCTGCTAATGCTAAGAAATATATCATAGATGAAACTGTTCAGTATGATTTCCCTGCAGAGACTATTGAGATCAACATGCCTAAAGTAACTGTAGATGAAGGTAACTTAGTTAATGTACCAGTTAAAGTTTTAACTGATGGTAAAAACTTAGGCGCACTGCAGTTAGACTTACGTTATGATACTGCTTACTTAGAGTTTAAGAAAGTAGAAAACACTGAGAAGATCATGAAATGGACTTCTTACTTGAATCCTTCTAACGGTACTATCTCTTGGGGAGCTGCTGACTTAACTAATGAGAACATGCTTAATGACGGAGAGCAAGTATTCACTCTTCAGTTTATTGCTAAGAAGCCACAAGACTCTTGGGCTACTGCAGCTTTATGGACAGGTGCTAAGTATGTAGGAGATAAGAACTCTAAAGATATGAATATCACCCCGGCTATGGGAGTAATTGAAGTACGTAGAATCAACAAGGGAACTATTTCCCTGAATGATTTAAATTCTATTATAGTATTCCCTAACCCTACAGAAGGTGATGTACAGGTACAGTTTAAAATTAAAGAAGATGGATATGTAGATATGTCTATCTCTGATGAAGTAGGAAGACGCATTCAAACATTGTTAAAAGAAAACATGCCAGCCGGCAAGTATAAATACTTAGCTAAGCTAGATAGTTTAGCTGATGGTATTTATGTATTATCTGTAACTACAGATACAGAATCACTTCACTCTAAAATAATTGTACAAAAATGAACATTAAAAAAGCACTTGGTCTTAACCAAGCAGAACCCGTAGCAGTAGATCCTAAGAATAGGTTCTATTACATGCTACAACAAATGCAAGCCAACCGTTGGAAAATTACAGCCATTGTATTAGGTTTGTTCTTCTTTATCATCCTTGGTATTAACTCTGCTGTATTCTTTGGAGTAGAGATTGCAGAGTCTTGGAAAGAAATGTTACTTATTCTTTTTGGAGCATTTGTAGGTAACTTGAACAAAGTAGTTGACTACTGGTTTAACTCAGAAGACAGAGATAAAATGTTAATACAGAAGGTGGATGAGGAAGACGGAGAATCATTGTCAAATAATAATTCATAATAATATGTCTGAAGAACAAGAAGAAAGCGTAATGTCAGCTACTAAGAAAGCTATCATTGGCGCAGTAACCACTGCTGTAACTGCAGGAGGTGCATGGTTTGCCACTCACTTTGGTGGCGGTGAAGAACCCAAAGAAGAAGCTAAAACAGAGCAAGCACCCGCTGCTGCTCCTGTGATTAACTTGAATCTAGAGAACAACAACACTAACCAGCAGAAACAATCTAGCGGTGGTACTAACACAATTATTAAAGAGCGTGTTATTGAGAAGCCAGCTGCTACTCCTGCTCCTGCTGCTAAGCCTGAACCTAAAGAAGAAGATCCGTGGTAAAAAAATGGTTTAATGGGTTCATGACTTTAGTGGTTATGACATTAGCTGGTTGTGGTAGTATGAAAACTACTACAGATGATGAGCCAGTAGAGGTAAAAAATATCTCTACTGTTTCCGGTTATACTGATTCTATTAAGAAAACAGTACAGGTGGTTAATGTAGACATGACAAAAGTCCTAAGTTTATATCCTGGTTTACAAGAGAAGAACGTAGGTCTTGGCTTTGCTGAATCAGTTCTAGATTATTTAGATGAAACAAATAGATTTATATTCACAGAAGAGAAGTCAGAGATTAAAGAAAGAATGGTTGCTCAATTCAAAGCTTCAAAGAAAGGTGTATTTGATGAACCAATTGATGGGAAAGGTAAGATTAAGCCTGCTCACTACTTTGTTTACGTTACTGTGGCTGATTTTGCTGTTGATGAAGACGAGCAAGTTGATGGCCTTAAGTCAAAGGTTGTTGTCACTACCTTCATACGTTTACAAGTTAGGTTTGTTGATGCTAAGACAGGGCAAATCTATATTGGATCTGGTGAAGGTGAGTCAACAAAAACTGGTGAATCATTCTTAAAATCTTTAGATAACATCAAATTCTCTCAAAGCACTGTAGGTAAAGCTACTAGAAAGTCTCTTGAAACTGCTTGTACTAATGTGATTCAAAATCTCATTAAGTCAGGTGTGTTTAAAAACTAAAATATTAATTCTATTCATGATGGCTCTGTCTCTCAAAGGACAGAGCTTTATCTGTTAAAAATTTATGGCAATTGTATACTCACATACTAGACTTGATACAGAAGAATTGTTTTACATAGGTATAGGTAAAACAGAAAGAAGAGCATATTCTAAACATGCTAGGAATAAGTATTGGAAACATATTGTTAGTAAAACTGAATATCAAGTAAAAATATTGTATATAGATTTAACTTGGAAAGAAGCATGTAAGAAAGAAATAGAATTAATCAATCAATATAAAAGAAAGATAGATGGAGGAATATTAGTAAATTTAACTTTAGGTGGAGATGGGAATACTTCTACTCGTACAGAGGAAACTAAAAGAAAAATGTCTGCATCTTGGAAGGGTAGAACTAGTGGTAGAAAAGGTAAGAAGTATGAAGATTGGTATTCTGAGGAAGAGATAAAAACTAAAAAAGAAGAATTAAGAGGTAGGATGGCTGGAACTAATAATCCTATGTATGGAAAAGAAAGATCAGAAGAAGTAAAAGATAAAATAAGAAACAAGTTAAAAGGAAAACCTGTATCTACAGAGCATGCTGCTAGGAATAAAACAGTATGTTTAGGTAGAAAATATATAAGTAAAAATGGTATTAAGAAAAAAGTTGTACCTGAGGAATTAGAAAAATATTTAAAAGAGGGATGGAAACTTGGGCAAAAACATTAAGACTTATTTTTATTTTAATTTTTTTAGTCTGTAATTCTCTTACAGCACAACAATTCATATACCAGTATACAGATCCCTGCACACAGGAGTTAAAATTCATTAATGCAAACATGTCTAGTCCTATAGTAATTGCTTACTACGGACAAGTAAAAACTTTCTCCTATACAGAGTTACAGGATGGAACTTTTGATAATTGGATAAATAGTGTATATTTGAAGTATAAAAATACATCACCCTGTCAAGGAGTTGCAGTAACAACTACTACAACTACTACAACAAATACCACTTTAAACATTGTAAATAATGTTATGAATCTAAGTGCTATTTCAAATGTAGGTAGTGTTAATGTAGATGTTGGATCTAGCACCTCTTCAGG